GGAAAAGATGTGATGGGCAAAGCACGCATATTGGACACACCAATGGGACAGATTGTAAAAGGTCTTCTTGAAGGCGGAGTGCAACTAGGCGTATCAACTCGTGGTATGGGTAGCCTTGAGAGACGTGGCGACGCCATGTATGTCAAAGATGACTCTATGCTTAATACGATTGACATCGTACAAGATCCATCAGCTCCTGGAGCTTTTGTTAATGGAATTATGGAAGGCGTTGACTGGATCTGGAATAATGGCATCATTGAAGCTCAAGAAATTGAAAAAATGGAGACTGAAATTAAAACAGCTCCACGTGCTGATCTCTATGAGACTCAGACTCGTGAGTATAAGAATTTCCTCTCGTTACTGAAAACTAAAACATATTAGGAGGTCAAACATGACTGATCAAATACAAGACCAGGAAGTTGAGCTCGAGGACGAGATCGAAATCGAAGAAGCTCAAGCTCACGATCCTAAAAACGCAGAAGCGCAATCAATTGCTTCTGTAAAGGGTGCTGAAGGAAAAGGAAAGACTGCTAAAGAGCCGGGTGGCAAAGGCGGTCCGAAAGATCCTATGCAAAAATTGCCAGGAACCAAAGCTGGTATGATTAATGCGATGTACATGAAAGCAAGCAAAATGAAGAAAGAAGAGCTTGCCGGCATGTATGCTAAACTTATGGGAGAAACTGTGTTAGAAGAGCTAGATGCTGATGATCAACCAATCGTTGAATATCAGTCTGACTTTTCTCAAGATCTAGACGCATTAATCGAGTCTGAAGCTACTCTTTCTGAAGAGTTTAAAGCTAAAACAGCCGTAATTTTTGAAGCAGTAATTAAATCTAAATTGGCCGAAGAAATCGACCGTTTAGAAGATAACTATGCAACTGAACTCGAAGAAGAAATATCAGCAACTAAAACTGATATGGTCGAGAAAGTTGACAGCTACCTTAACTATGTTGTTGAGAATTGGATGGAAGAAAATAAACTAGCAGTACAATCCGGTCTACGTACCGAAATTGCTGAGAAGTTTATGACCTCATTGAAAGATCTGTTTACAGAATCTTACATTGAAGTTCCAGAATCCAAAGTCGACCTAGTTGACGAATTAGCCTTAGAGGTCGAAGAGCTAGAAGAAGCTCTGAATAACTCTATGGCAAAAGCCATCGAAACTGCTGAAGAATTAGAAGAAATGAAACGATACGAAATAATTCGTGAAGCTTCAAAAGATTTAGCAGCAACACAAGTTGAAAAACTTGCAAAGTTGGTCGAAGATATTACCTTTGAAGATATAGAAACTTTCTCTCAGAAAGTACAAATGGTCAAAGAGTCATATTTCAAGAAAGACGCTGTTGAGTCTGTAATTCAAGACTCAGTTGAAGATGATGATGGCAACATCACTGAAGCAACTGGCACAATGGCACAATACCTAACCGCGATCCGCAAGTCGGCGCAAACATAAATTTGGGAGTCCAAACAAATGCAATCTTATGACAAATTAGTCGAAAAGTGGGCACCAGTACTCAATGAAGAATCTGCCGGTACTATTAAAGATGCTCACAAACGTAGCGTAACTGCTGCTATCTTAGAAAATCAAGAAATTGCTTTACGCGAAGAGCGTTCACAGGCAAACTACTTGAACGAAGCTGCACCTGCTGGTGCTAACACTGGTTCAATTGGAACATGGGATCCAGTATTGATCTCACTGGTACGTCGTGCAATGCCAAATCTAATGGCATATGACGTAGCAGGCGTTCAGCCAATGTCAGGTCCAACTGGTCTCATCTTCGCGATGAAATCACGTTATGACGCTGGTACAACTGGTTCAGCCGAAGCTCTATTCGGTGAAGCAGATATGCGTCACGCAGGTACAAAAACTGCTGCGGCTGCTGGTGCAGACGGTTCAGGCCTTAACGTAACAAATACTGGTGGCGGTGCTGCTGCTCTTACGATCGATTCTGATCGTTTGACCAACTTGCAAAACATTGGTATGACAACAGACTCTGCTGAAGCTCTTGGCGATGCAGCTAACAACGCTTTCGAACAAATGGGTTTCACCATTGAGAAAGCGACTGTGACAGCTAAATCACGCGCGCTCAAAGCAGAATATACTCTGGAACTAGCACAAGACTTGAAAGCGATTCATGGTCTTGACGCTGAGACAGAGTTGGCCAACATTCTTTCAACTGAAATCTTGGCTGAAATCAACCGCGAAGTTATCCGTACAATCAACTCACAAGCTAAAACTGGTGCGTTGCAGGCTTCTACAGCCGTTAACGGTATCTTTGACATGTCATCTGATGCAGATGGCCGTTGGTCTGTTGAGAAATTTAAAGGCCTTATCGTTCAAATCGAACGTGAAGCTAACGTAATTGCGAAAGAAACACGTAGGGGCAAAGGTAACTTTATTATCTGTTCTTCAGATGTAGCTTCTGCTCTTGCAGCTTCTGGAATGTTGGATTACACTCCTGCATTATCAGTCAGCTTGAACGTAGATGACACAGGCAACACATTTGCTGGTGTTCTTAATGGTCGCACACGAGTCTATATTGACCCATATGCAACTGTAGATTACGTAACTGTTGGTTATAAGGGTACAAACCCATATGACGCTGGTATATTCTATTGTCCATACGTACCATTAACTATGGTTCGTGCAGTAGGGGAAGAAAACTTCCAGCCAAAAATCGGTTTTAAAACACGATACGGCATGGCATCAAACCCATTCGTAGGTGCTGCACCTGCAAACGGTTTGGCTGCTGTCAAAACAAACCAGTACTACAGAATTTTCCGCGTAGACAACATAATGGCGTAAGCCTAACGGAAAT